CCTTATAAGGTTGTAAACGTGATTGTATAAATCTACTACCACTTTTATAGTGTATATTTAAAATACAGATTGACACAAAAAGGTAGACTACGGAAATTAATCCGTAGTCTTATTGTGTAGATATTTTTAGATTTAAGAGGTGGTCAATATTTAGGTATTAGCGACCAATTTTGTTGAAGTTGAAAGCGTCTGGAGTTAATTTGATAAGACGTTTTTGAGATTGCATTGCATCACGACGTACGCGGTTAGCATATTTAGTGTAGATCTTTTTCAACAAACGGCGTTCATTAACACGGTTTTTACGAAGTGCTTCCCAATCAGCATCACCTTGTTCACGAGCCATTTGAATGGATGCCAAGTGAATACGACGGTTCAAATCATCTTTACGAGTCATTTTAACTACGGAACGACGACCCAATACACCAGCTTCTACCAAGTTTTGGAAATCAGCGGATTCAGTGTAAGCACTAAATTCTTCGTCAGTCATACGGTTCATTTGATCGATCAACATGTTTTCCAACAAAGCGTCTTGATCAACAATACCAGCACCATGAGATTCAACTACAGGTTCATGGGATTCATTAACTACGAATCCTTCGTTTTTGTCAAATAACATAATTCTTTTACCTCCTAGGATAGTAAATTGTTAATAAAAGTTGAGTTATAACTCTAAATGTGTGCGATATATGTGCTCGCACAAGGAGTTTACCAATATGTTCCTCATATCAAATGCATAAACACTTATCTAGTTATATACTATTAAAATGTAGTAGGATTTAAACACCTTAATAGGCAATAAATATATAGAGGAGGAAACTAAATGCAAAATAATATTGATATGCCGAAAGGTATAACAATTCAAAAATATAAAGAGACAATGCTTTATGTGATGGAACGTGTATGTCCTAAACTATCTAGAATGGAAATACTAGATGCTATTGATTATAGTATCAATAAAAGATATAAAGCTGGTACTGCTAGATTGCATAATAACTACACAAAGACTGAAGTTAATATGGATTTCATTAAACTAGCAAATGATCTTCTTAATAAGAAGGCAATCATGACAACAGAGGGTGTATTGTTTGGTAAACATGGTTCTGTAAAGAATCCATTCTACAATTTAATTCAGTATCTAGCAGATAAACGTGATGAAGCTAAAAAGGAAATGAAGAAATATCCTAAAGGATCTGAGCAGTTTAATGCATGGAATCTTAAACAGTTGAATTATAAAGTATCTGCAAATGCATTGTATGGTTGTGCCGGTCAGTATAGTAGTATTTTCTATAACCTTTATCTGTGTACCGCGATAACTGGTCAAGGTCGTGGTTGTATTTCCGCATCAATTACAATGTTCGAAGGTCTTCTAGGTAATAATATGAGATTTGAATCTCTTACAGAAGTATTGCAGTATATTGATAATATTGTAAATGACCAGAAAGAAGAACGATTCTCTAAGTTCAATGATTGGGATGTATTGGATAGAAATATCACAGTGGAAGAATGTTATCTTCGTATTATGGATATTTGTGGTACTAAAAATTGGATTCCATCTCAAGAAGCAAGAGAAGCTATTTGGAATACTATCTGTAATCTAGATCAAAGATGCATCAACATAGTTTATTATAAGAATAACTTATATAAATTCTGTGAGAATAGAAGAGTTATCAATCTAATTCTTCAAATGCTTACTAAGATGGAAGAACCATATCTAGATCCAAACAAAGTTCCAGAAACTATTGATTATGAGCTTAAACTATTTAAAGATTTAGTCTTTGAATATATCTATTACCGCCATATGTTTATAGATAAACTTCCTAGAGTATATGAAATGCAACGTGATATTGTATTGATTACAGATACAGATTCTTGTATTATATCTCTAGATGAATGGTATCAATTTGTATTGAAATATACAATTGGTATTCCTATGAAGATCAAATATACTCAAGCTCAAATAGATGAAGAGTCTGATAAGCTTATCATGCAATACAGAGGTAATGAGCCTAAATATGAATATGACTTCTATGATAGTAAGTTAGTAGAGGCTAAGAGGAAGAAATATCCATTAGTTGTTATTGAAGAAGACTCTCTAAGGTATAGTATTGTAGATATCATGTCTTATGTAGTAAGTCAGCTTATCTTAGACTATATGATTCTATTTAGTGAAAACTATAACACATATGCCGAAGATAGGGATTGTTTGCTCATCATGAAGAATGAATTCTTATTCAAATCTCTATTACTTACAAAGGGTAAAAAGAATTACTCCACTCTTCAATTAGTTCAAGAAGGAAATCTAATTCCAGAAGATAAACAAATGGATATCAAAGGTATGCCAATGAGTAAAGTTGGTACCCCAGAATCTACGGCTAAGAGACTAGAGCAAATTCTAGAGTATGATGTATTAAGAAACTCATTCATAGATCAAATAGATTTGGTTAAGAAATTTACTGTATTGGAAAGAGAAATTTATGAATCTCTAAAAAATAAAAGTAAAGACTTCCACAAACCTGCTCGTATCAAATCTATGAACTTCTATAAAAATCCAATGGCTGTTCAAGGTATTAAAGCCGCTTATGCTTATAATACTATCAAAGATAGATCCGAAGAAGGTATTAATCTAGAAGAACGTAATAGTGTTCTTATTATTAAGACTAATCTTACTACTAAGAATATTAATGAGATAGCAAAATCTCATCCAGAACATTGTATGAGGGCTAATGAACTATTAAAAGATCCAAACTATAAAGCCGGTATTACATCTATAGCTATCCCATCCAATATCGATATCCCTGACTGGATAATTCCATTCATTAATTATACGGATATCATTCAATCAAATCTAAGAAACTTCCCATTAGAAGAGCTTGGTATTAGTAAGATGGATAGTAAGAATGTAACTCATACAAATATCCTTCAATTTTAGGAGGTCATAATGCTTATAGGAATAGAAGCAGAAGTTATGGCAGGAATTATAGCTAAGAAGATTATCAATGCGTATAATTCTAAACTTGAAGCTGAGGTTAAAATAGCATTAGATTCTATTAAGTGTTTAGTAACAGAATCTGAGTCAGAAACAGAAGTGTTGAATATACTTAGAAATAAATATAATATGAGATTAGTATTTAAAAAAGTACATGATAGTGCTACTACTCATACATATATTGCATTGGAATATAAAGATTTAGCATTTAGAATAGAATAAGGTAGAGAGGGATAACCCCTCTCTACAAATTTTTGTATAATTATATACTATAATTATGAAGGACATACTTCAAATATATGTGATTGAATTTATACGTTAATATTTTTTATTTTGGAGGTAGCGAAAATGATCCAAACACAAGTAAGTTTTAAAGAAATGGTAGGCCATTCAGGAGAAGTATCTGGATTTATCATTCCTGAATATTCAAGAAAGACTTTATATCGAAGAACAAAAAGTGGAGATAATAGAATTATTCCATCTCAACATTTTACAATCTTTGCAAGTTCTGTAGAAGATAAATGTATCTACGAATCTGAAGATGGTAGAAAGATTTATATCAGACCACTATTAGATCCAAAAGATAAAAGAAATGAAAAAGTTCCTGCTATTATGAATTCTTTAGAAAAAGGATTTAAGCTTCTAGGATCTGAACTTCTTACATATTTAGATTTTAGATATAATGAAGATGAAAGTCGTATTAAATACAATGATTATCATCTAATCGTTGCAAATAAATTACCTTATTTGACTCCAATTATCTTTATGAATTATGGACCATCTGATCAGGTAGTGGTAGGAAGTTTAGGAGATATTTTCTTTGATACTTGTAGTGATCGTATCGTTAGTGAAGATGAACCTTGGGCATTTGTTCATGATGATATAAAACCAGAAATGATTGGATATTCTAAATTTGGTAAAATGCTTTCTAATGAAGAATATAAAATAGAAAGCTTCTCTGATTATGAAGATGATATTAAATTACATATTGGAGAAAAAATGTATATTCGATCCTTCTTAGTAAATCAAATTGAAGGCAGTTGGGATTTCCCATGTGATAGAGGTTATAAGAATTTTGTTTTATCTAGATTATATAAGAGATTAGAATATGATGTATTATCTAATTCTTTCAAAGAACTAACTAAATTAGAACAAAATAGAATTCATGACTTTATCGCTGTTGATGAAAATGAATATTTCAGTGATGATATCGATTTGACCAATCCAGAATTCAAAGGATTTGATAGAAGACCTCTATTTAAGTTGAACGAGTATGATAAAATGACTATCGGTAAGTTATCTAATAATATCAGCAATGAATATTTAGATGCAGTTGCATCTGTTTTACAAGAGCATCGATATGAATTAAAAAATGCGATTGCTAGAATTATATTAAGAGGATATAATGATACTGATGGTATGAGAATCATCGATGTTCCAGATCAAGAGGCTTTTGATAATTTAGAATTGTATTTGGCTAGGGTAAGTCATATTCCTTTGACATCAACTATTGAAAATAGTATCAAAGATCTATCAGATGATACTAACTTTACTCATGTTGTTCTATTAAAAACATGTGATCCTACAGAAGATGATTTTGGTCCAGTATATATTCCATTATTTAAAATCAGAAGTTATAATTATAAAATTGTAACGGATATTGAGGATAAATTACAAGATACCTTTATCAATTATCCAAAAGAAGCATCATTTAGAACAATGGTAAAATATGATACATTAAAAGCATTAACAGGATTCTTCTCTGGAATGATTCCTAATATCAGCGGAAGAACTCCTATGACTCTTGATAAAAGAGCGGCTGTATTATTAAGTGATAATACTTTATACATTTCAGACTTTACTAAATCAACTAGTATAACTAGATGGTCTGTAGTAACTGAAACTGATGAGTATTTGATTTATGGTAATATTAATGCATTAGATGTTGGGTATATGCCTGAGTTAATAGTAGATGCTGTAAGTATAGATAAAAAAGATTAGAATTTGAAGGGCAGTGCAAGTTATGAATGAATTTATTACAATTAATTTAGGAGGATACCCAGTACGGGTATCCTCTTATTCTCGTCTCTTACATCGTGAACAAGGAGATGATATAAATGGTTTTGAACCATTGAGTGATTTTGGTTACAATTCCATTTTATTCCATAATCTAGGTTTTAATACAGCCCCAATTGGATTGCAATGGATTGAATCTGGAAAGCCTATTGAATGGATAGCCAAAGAATCTAATAATGTATTAGATATTCCTATGACAAAAAATAAGCTAATGCTATTAGGACCAACAAGTCTATTAGACTTAATGCGTATTGTAAGATTATGGGGAGCTGGTCATGTAGAGAATGGTAATATTTTAGACTATATCCATTCTTTCCAATTACCAGAACCAGATCAAATCAAATACCTAATAGAAAATGGTTATAAGGTTTCTAGGAAACCGATTATTAGGAAGAAAACAGATAGTTGGTTGACTTCCAATATCGAGATGAGAAGATTGTACAATATCAATCCAAATGTAGATGAGGAATATTATGAGAACTGCTTCCGTAATTATACTAAGTATTTTAGAGAAGCAATTATAACAAATCCGATTCCTTTATTTGTAGCTTCTATTATCGATCCAGACTTCTTATTTGGATTGATCAGAGAATCTGAGATTCAAGCTGCCAAGATTGTTAATGCTCAAAAATATGATGATATTGCAGCTCTTAGAAAAGATGAAGATATGTTTGATGAGTTCGTCAAAGTATTTACAGTCTTTGAGGAACAAGTAAATGAAATGTATGCTCAAGAAGGAGCATTTGCATTTACTAAAGATCTTAGAAACTCTATGGAATTCGTTCCATCTGGTAGCGTGTCTATGATGTATAGAACTCATAAGGCTGCTATGGAAGATACAAAGGCAAATAAGTTCTATAAACTTATTAGTGAAGACGATGTTATTGCAGACTTATCTATGGTATCTGATTATACCGATAATGAGCTAGTAGAGAATGATAGACAAGAAATCTTTAAATATATTGATAAGAAATCTCTTCCTACATTCTTGACTGATATGGTTACAAAAGAAGATGGATCTAAGGTTCAGTCTGATGCATACAATGCAGTTATGATTAGATTGAAAAGAATCATTACTTGTCTTAAAGTAAACTTCCCAGACATGTTTGATTCTAAAGATAAAATGATCATAACCAAACCATTCTATATGGATGAGAATAGATTTGCACTATATAGTAAAGTAACTAATGAAGTTATTATTGCTACTAATGATAGAAAGATCTATATCATGAGTCCTAAGAATGCTATCGATCTTTATAAGTCCTTATATAATACAAAGGTACTTTTAGATCCAAAAGAGATCCCACCAGAATGCTCTCCAGCAGCTCCTAGAATGAAATTAATTGGTGAAAAGAATGAAAATGTTCCACCAGTAGTTTCTGAGCCTATTCCAACTGGTAAACTAGTCAATGAAACTTATCAAACTCCTCAGTATGATAATGTAATAGGTGGCTCTGGAATACAGGTTGATGAAGATGGTATGATAGGAATTAATATCTCCAATTACGTTGAGCAATAGAAAATAACAAGAAGTCTGACCTCTAAATAACTAGAGGTCAGATATTCTGTTTTGAAAATTATTTGAGGGTGAAGGGGAGATATTTTTTATGCTACCAGCAGATGAACGACGTATGAAAGAGGTCGTATTATTATATAATAAAGTTCAGGATAAGATTATGTTTTTAGGAATGAATGCGATTCTTAAAATGAACGTGGTTCTATATACTGGCGGATATATGGATCCAAACAAAGGTAAGAAATATTATTATGGAGAAGTAAAATATACAGATGATGAAGGCCTTAATAAAAAGAAGATAAACAGAAATTTTGATGCTTATCTTACTATAGAAAATATTAAGCCTACAGAAGCTGGTACAAAAGAAAATATTATAATTAGAGGTGCTCAATTAGAATTAATGAGATTAACTCTACTTCCAACTTTAGAGAAGATTGTGTTGCAACCAGAGTTGTTTTATGAGTCTAGAAACAAAAAATTATATTTAGGAGAAGCACCAGCAACAACTATTGAATGTGGTAATAATAAATTCTTATTATTTGCTCCAGGTATTCATAAATTATATAATGAAGATCTACAGCCTTGTGTAGATCTATATTTAAGTAATGAAACCAATATATCTAGTATGAGTTTCAATACTGTTTTACAATTTATGAATTTCATTAGAACCTTTTCTATTTATCAATATGCTTGTACTATGATAAACTTCTTACCAAGACCAACTCCTGGATATAATATGTTTGATATGAGTCTTCCATCAGAATCTCCATCATACTTCGATACACACAAGAATAAGAGAATGCAGTAATTGCATTCTCTTAATTTCTTTTTTGATTATATACAATAATTGTGATCATAATAATTTTAAAGTTTAAAGATATATAGAAGAGAGATAGAAAGGATATTTCTATGGATCATATTGATATTCTAAGAATGATTGTAACCGCAATCATAATGAATTTGGTTAGAATACTAATCGATTTCATTGTTATGAAAATCAAAAAGCATCTGTGATTAACATCCATTTCTATTGGATAAAGGTAAATACCTCCATTGTATATAATCAGTGTTTCATTTACCGATCTCTTTTCTATATATCTTTATAAATAAGTTATATATCTAATTATCTATTATTTTTTTTTAGTTAATCGTCATCATTGCTGGTTGATTTCTATTAGCAGCAGATACGAATGTATTATCAAGCATTTCTACGATCTGTTGTCTATCTCTAGCTTTTTCTTCTAATGAAGATAACTTCAAATCTACGTTAGCATATACTGTTTCTAAGTTATCATACATCTTTAATTGTTCATATAAGAATGTAGCAACGTCAGCAGTAGCCAATCTTTCAAATGTTTCCATTTGAGTAGGAGGGATTGTTTTAAGATTATCAGCATGCTTTACAAATAAGGAGATAGGAACTCTTTGGAATTTAGTTAGGAATGAAGCTGAGATAGCTACATTTAATTGGATCTTATTAGGTGGGATCCATTCTACATAAATACCATTAGAGAATGCAGATACATGGTCAGCCATCATAGTAATATCAGCATAGGTTCCAAAGTCTACAGAGCTGGTCATCATATCATAAGTATTTACACCACCATATGTAAGACCTGGGAAATGAGCAGACCATCTATGCCAGTCAATATCTCCACAACCTAGAATAGTTTGACTTTCACAAATAGTTTCGTCAATTAACCAATAATCACCCTTTTGATTTTCTGGTCCTAACGTATAAGGAACTTTATTTGGAAAGTATCTTGAGAATGTATCTAATGTTTCATTACAGATTACATCTCTAGCCCATACGT